GATTTTCGGTTGGTGCAGGAACATTATAGCCGTTAAGTGTATTATAATATCGATAAGTTTTTAGTTCGATTGGCAATTTCCAATACCCATTTATTAAAATACGTACTGCATTAATATCGGCTCCTACAAGGTTGCCTTCGTCGTTAAAAGATGCATTCAAACATATCATTTTATTTTCAAATTGATCTCTAAGTGCTTCTTTTGCAGTTTGACCACTATATGCTAAATTGTCATAAGGTGTGCCAAGATCACTTAATTGTAAATTTTCATTATCTCCTATAAAATAATCTCCTGGATCTCTTACAAATGGTTCAACAGGTTTATATCCGGAGTTGAATCGGATTGTCAAATTCCAATCTGGATATCGATCCGGCATCCGACTTGTTTCATATATAGCATAAGCTTTAAAACTATCAATATTATATCTTGTAGCATCTTCAGGGCTAGCATCTCGTATATCGCCATACTCTAATTGGTGCTCTACTAACATTACTTCTAATGTTTGATAATTTGGTATAGGACGTGCTTGTCCATTATCTAGATAAAGAACAAAGAACATGTCTGGGTCAGACCCATTTGCAGATATTCGTGCAGCTGGACCATCTTCTAGATAAAGTGCATGTACATCGGATGTTTGTATATTTTTAGAGGCAATAAAAACTCCATCTTCTATAGGCAATGGAACTTCTTCCTCTTCTTCATCTGGCTCTGCTTCAAAAAACGTAAATATGTCATTAACATATTCGTCAAACACTTCTAAATCAGCCGGTTCGATTGAAGCAATTCGATCGAACTTCAAATAAGTATCACTATTGAATAAAACGTTACTGCCAGATACATCTAATTCAATTTGATAAACGCCTTCAGGATTTTTCTCTGTTATCGGTGGCTCTGTATTTCCTGGAACATCTGATTCATCTTCTGTTCCTGAAAGATTTTCTGTTAAAAGTTGTCCGTTTGCATATGTCTGAGAGTCTGGATATAATGACTGCATTATTTCAATTAATGCAGCTTGTCGTACACCATCCCAATTTGCATCAACATTCTCTTCTTGAGAATCTTGACCTAATTCATTTTCTTCTTCTGTCGACATATTAATTTACCACTTTAAAGTAAAAGTCGTCAAATGTTTGAGTATCATTTGTTCTTCTACATGTTAACTTTATTTTATAATATCTTTCTGGCATAAATGCATCCATACGTATATCGAAGTAACTTCCATCGGTATCATTAGAAATTTTTGTTTTAGAATTACCAAATATATTTTCATCTTTAACAATAATATCATTAGTTACTGAATCTAAAATTTCGTACGAACTTGATGCCGGAAGATTATCTCCCGTCAAATAAAACGATGATGTTGTATATGATTTAGTTGGAAACTCTGGTCTTACTCCTACTCTAAATCGCGCAATATCAGTAATCCTATATTCTGACTTAATATTTTTAATATATGGAACATATGTATTAGATGTTATTTCATTAGTACTAGTTAAACTACTATCATCCCAACATATTTCTAATTTTGGAACAAATATTGTATGAGATTCTCTACCAAAGAATTTTATTGAACCAAACACCTTACCAGATATTTCATCTACGTATGGCCTTTTTATTATTATTCCATTATTTGTGATATTACTATCTACAAGATTTTTTATAATATCTGTAACATCTAATCTTAAATCTGGTGATTCATTTTGAAACGACTGACTAGATGAATATCCAGATCCAGTTATCCAAGCGCCTCCTCCAAATATTTCAGTTGCTCCTTGTGATGTTAAATGACTATGAGCAGAGCCAGTGTTCCAATAAACTCCCGTGCCGGCTACTGCGTCACCAGAAGTGTAATACCATGATGATCCTATTTTATTTCTGGGACGGTCAGATAATGTACCATTTCCATTTTCCCAAGATTGTGATATTGCATATGCTTCTATAGAATATGAAGATAATAAATCAGATGCATCCGATGCTCTTAAACTTAAAAATGCAGATGCAGATTTTGCATTAGTATTATTTAATAAAGGTATATCGCCAGCTGAAATAGATGATGATAACGTTGTTATCTGAGAACCAAAATCGATTAAGATTCTAGAATTATATGTATTACCTTGAACTCCTAAATCTGTTCCATTTTCAAATGCACGAGAACCAGATGCTATTTTTGATAACTCTAATATTTCATCAATACTAGTGTTCTGCTCTGGGTTTTTTTCATACAATGTCGTATCGCGTTCTGCATAATATATTCTATACATAATTTATCCCTATGGCTTAATTGCTCTTCCTTTTATATCTGTATCCGGATATTTTACTTCAAATATCATAGGATCTAATGACGGATATATTATATTATTTTTACTAGCCATATTTGGATCATATTCGACATTTGAATATGATGTACTAAACACATTTTCTATGTTAATGTTTGGAATACTTTGTACACCATCTAAACTATCTAAATCGGCTATTAATTGAGATATATTTATACTGCCATTAATTTGCATCCTATCATTATGAAATAATACTTTTAATCTATCAACACATCTTAAGATAACTTCATTTGAATTAAAATTAGGTTTTGGTATAACATCAAAATTAATTTTTATATTAACAATATGTGCAGCTTTAATATTAACTGCATCTGTCAACATACGAAAATTAGAAATATAAGTACGTAGATTTTCTTTAAGTGCTTGATTTAATGCTGTAAAATTACCATTTACATCATATCCTAAACAATACAAATTCATTGCCAAAGGATTAGGTAAAGTATCTCTTGGATATATTTGATCCATTGTATCTTGTTGAGTATCTTGTATTACATATGCTTTTGCAATAGTACCAAATCTGGCTGGCATTGCATAACATCTAGCTATATAATCTTCTCTCGTTACAACTCTATTTTGTGCTGCAAATGCTGATATTGCATTTTGTCGAATTGCTTCTATACTTTCTCTTTTATTACCTCCATGTGCTGGTTCTGGATTATTTACAGCTAATGTTGCTTTTGTGTCATCTAAATCTACAGAATGAACATCGTTTAAATATGTCACATCTCCTAATACTGTCAATGTATTTGCAGGAACATTTTCAGATACATCTCCTCCTACTGTATATGTAATAGTTAAAGTTTCATTATTTGGTGCTAATCCATATGTACTCGTTGCTAAGAAATTTGACGGGTCAATGGCAGATGTAGTCGTTCTACGTAAATATTCTAAGCCGGCGCCTACATTTTTTGGATTTGGAATGATTTCTTCATCTGCATCTGACGAAATTCCTGCTCCAAATTGTAATTCTGTTCGAAGGTCTCCTCTTATTCGAGCAACATACCTTCTAGGTGTTCTACGTAATTTTAATATATAAGGCACTGTTGATCTAAATTCAGATAACTCTGGATCATTAAATGGAATATTAGCAATATCTTCAAATACAGTATCTTGTGCTAAATAATCTACTTGTTGCCATCCATATCCAGAATCACTTTCTACAGATAATATTTCTAATACATTATGTTCTGGTAATAAAATTTTATCATATTGCTTTGGGTCACCAAATGTAAACTGCTCAATAATGACTTCACCAGATACTGCAGAAACTTGTTTCTTTAATGTAAATCTAGTTGGTTCTCCACTACCATTAAGTTCATACACAGATACATCAGGATCATCATTAAAGTCTATATTTTCTTGAGTTCGAAATACAACGCCATCTTCTGTTTCAACTGTCATGCCATATTTTACAGATAATGCATACCGGTAGTCTGGTGCAATACTTGTTCCAGTGCCTATTGCTGGTACTAATTGATAGACATCTAACTTTACTTGTGCCGGTGTTCCTACTTTAGGTTTATATCCAAATAAATGAGATAATGCTATAATATTAGAATCTTCTTGTGCACTAGTTAGTAATGATTCACGAAAATTCTGATCAGAATAAAATGATAATACATCGCCTATATAAGACGCCATTTCAATAAACATCATACCAGGCGATGATTCATTAAAATCTTGATATGTCCCTGGAAAATATTGTTTAGCAAATGTTATTAAATTTTGTCTAAATTGTGCAAAATCTTTACCTAAATATCTAACATCTTTTTTTATCATTTCTGCCATTAATTATCTCCTTTAATATGCTCCGGATGCAAATTCATCACCGAATGTATCAACTGCAACAAGTCCGGTTGGAATTTGAGCTTCTGTTACAATTTGTACATTTTCTTCATTTGTCATTATTACAATAACACGATTAGCGCCTACTTCGGTCACTGAAAAATTTAATCTTATATAAAATATATGTTGATCGATATGACGTGTTACATCTATAGAATTTATATTAATATATGGCAACCATTTATTAATTGATTCTGTCAATGTTTCATTAATAAATTCTTGAAGATTAATACTATTAGGTTGAAATACAGCTTCACGTATTCTAGTCCCAAATGTTGGTTGCATTATACGTTCACCACGTGATGTTAATAGTAAATTTTTAAGATTACTAATCGCTTGTTCTTCAGTTGAATATGATTGCGCAAAAACACTACCACCATTTGATGGCCCAGCATCATAACTTTGTCCTAACGTTTCACTTTGATTGAATAATGAATTCAAATTAGGACTATTAGCATGCGCAGATTTATTCATAGGTAATAGAATACCTACACCACGCTGTGCTCCTACATCAATTGGCTTTATTTGGTATATTGTTCTTGCCATTATTTATTAATTCCCATTTTTCCGTTTTTCTTATCAATAGCTTTCATTAATGCAGAATAATCTTTCGTCATTGCTTTAACTGCAGTCGCAACACCTTCATTGTTCATATTTACTGGCTCGCCGTTAATGCCTTTTGTAGCTAGCGGCATTGTAGGAGCTGGTTTTTCTGTTTGATATGCATCTGCCATTTCAGATTTAAAATTCATAGTAGTCCAATCTGTTAATTCTTGACTTGGAGGCGTCATAGCAGTTTCATTTAATAGATCGTTTAATACTGGATTTTTTGTATACTGTTTTTTAGAACGAGACCGTACAGGTTGTTCTGCTATTTCAGATAAATTCATATTTCCGGTAACTTGATTTGTATTAGATTCAGTTAATACTTGTTTAACTGCTTTACTAACTTCTTCTCGAATAATTTTACGTAATAACTTTACAAATGACTTTGAACTCATAGTTTTTTCCCTTTTTAATAAATATCAGTTAACATGAAATTAGGCTATTCCGACCCACGGAAATGGTAAAGGAACAGGAGGTACAGATGGAGTAAAGCCAGTCCATAATCCTCCAACTGATAACAAATGTGTTGTAAATGCAGCTACCAATCCAGATGCAACTCCTGGTGCTGTCCTTGCTTGCATTGCTGCATATATTTGTGGTATTGGTGGCACTCCAGGAAATGTTGTAATATGTGTTGTAGCTGGTGGCGCGCCTCCTGGGGCTGGTATTGCTGGATTAAATGTTTTGCCTGTCCAATATGTTACAACAGCTAATCCGGCTGGCGACCAAATTGCTGGATTTGCAGGAACTTTGCCTAATGCCCTCCCTAATTTAAATGAAGCTTTAAATCCATTAGTAATAATTGCCGATGACCCACCTATAGGCATAGCACCTGGAACTAGTATTGGCATTGCAGTCTTAACTGCTTGATGATATAGTTGTCCAATTTTTTTTGCAGTTTCATCTTCATTCTTAGCTTTCTTAGCAGTTAGATATGAAGTTAATTGAGATTGAAATGCGGGCCAAACAGCTGCCATATTATCCTTTCATTTTCTTAATAGTATTTTTTAACTTTTCAATTGCTGATCGAATTGTTTTTGTTTTAGTAGCTCCCGCAGTTGCTTTACCCTTTGATTTTATAAACGATCCAGCATTAGTAGGAGGACCGGATGGACCTACTCCTGTTGGGTGTATAGAAGTAGCATTTGATTGTGCTACCGAACCTAATTCTTTATGTAGTTTTTCTAATTCTTTATTCTGTTTAATTACTTCTTCCATAAAATCTAATATGGTAGTAAAAAACTTATCCATATCACTATTCCAAGATTTTGTTACTATCTTAACATCTTTTTTACCTATTAAAACTATTTCATCTTTATTTGCATTTAAAATGATACGATCAGATGATCCAATAATTTGTGGCTTTAAATACATAGATAATTTTTCTACTCCATCTCCTATTTTTCTAGATGTTTTAGCCAACTTCATATCAATTTTTTGTGAATTTGATGATAATATAAAAATTGAATCTGTGTCATCTGGATCTTCAATTCCATATGTTGGCATTGATAATGATTTTGAAAGCCGGCCTAATCCTATTTTTGCCATAGCCAGAGGTCCACTCTGTTTTTTATGTCCATTTGATATAATAGTTATAGGAGAATTTTGATTACCACTAAAAAATGGTTTTTTAGCGTATTGAGATTTTAGACCTGATATAGCCGATCCCATTCTAATTGAACTACCATTTCTACCTTCTAAAAGTACATCTCCCTCAAATGGCTGTAATTTTAATATATCTTTCTTTTCTTTAAAATTTTCTCCAGGCTTATATCGAAGTTTTGCTGCTATGGCAGCACCAGCTTGT